CCAAGAGCGTAACACTGACCCTTCAACAACATACTCTTGGTAATATAAATCTGGTGTACAAATCATTATAACACCTTTTTTAATAGAGCTACCATAAACATAATCATGTGCCATAGCATACGCTGCAATTTGTAAATAATAATCTTCAATCCATTCTTCTTTCTTTGGCCTATTAGATTGTTTAAAATCTACAATAGTATCTACACCATTGTGTACACAAACCAAGTCAGTAGACCCAGCGTATAACCCAGGATAATGCAACGTGACTTCCGATCCGTAATACTCTTCAACCGGCGCAAGACCAACTTCAATAATTTTTTTGGCCATGGTTTTCGCCTTTTGTCCGAGTTCTGTAAGATCATCGTAGCCCACTCCTTGTACATAAGATTCCAAGAATTTATGCATGGCTGTCCCCCTGGTGCTAGATAAATTTTTAATTCGTTCTGCTTCTTGTTCTCCAACTTTGGCCTTCCAATCTTTCAAAAATTTTTGATCTTTTGTTTTGCCTAATATCGTAGTTACACTAGGAAGTCTATAGCCGTTGATATCATAGATTCGTGATCCATGTTCCTCGATGCGTTTTCCTTCTAAATAGTTGTATTTATTACTTTTTTTAATGCCACGCATTTGTCTTTCAATGTTATGATATTCTTCTATGTCTTTATCACTCATCATAATATTATAGCACCAATTACAAAACCAATAACAAACCAAATAATTTCAGATCTATAATATAAAGACCAAACTTTAATTTTTTCTAGGTTCATTTGTTTCCTCCTTTTGTTTATTTTGTTTTTTACCAAATATTTCTTCCCAACGTTTTCTATAAACGTTGTTAGAAATTCTAGATTTACCATCCCATTGTCTCCCTTTTTTCTCTTTATTTTTCATAATTTATAAACTAAATCTTCTCTAATTTTTTCAAAGTCCATATTCCAAGATATAATAGTTTTTCTCTTTTTAATCTTTTGTGGAGCTGCCCTGTGTATAATATAACAAGGAAAGGATATGATATCCCCCTCTTCTCCATTGTTAACAAATTTTTCATTAAAGTCACTAGGGTTAACAAACTCAGTAGGAGCAGAACCTTTTGGCATATCTAAATAATAAACCCCTGTATAATTATTAGCATGTAAATGCCAGTTATGACAACTACCTTTGTCATATTGTTGAAACCAAACTCTAATAATTCTAAACTCACCATAACCTAATTCATTAGAAACAGTTATTAAATACTTTCTTAAATCTTTAATAAAATATTTTACCCAAGGTCTATCAAAATCATCACCATAATCAAAATCATTACGAGTTACGTTATCATTATAATATGTATCTTTAACTTTTTGTGATTTAGCTTTTGCTTTATTAATTAATTTTAATAACTTTGGTTTAATTTTTTTATGATTAACTAAGCTAGACCTTAACATGTAAGAATCAAATTTTATTTTATCAAAGCTCATTCTGTAACCTTTTCTAGTGAGTCTCTAAATTTACCTTTATATCCATATGGTCCGTGATGAATGGTTGTTGAATCTATGTTTGCATGTATTTTAAATTTAGATTGCTTAGCTAGTTCACAAAACGCAATATCTTCACCTTTAAATAAATGGTTTTCAAACGATGTATCAAAAAAATTCCACATACAATCTTTGGATGGATCTTCACCAGTATCTTCAGCACCCATAATTTCAGCGTTAATATCTTTTTTCTTTTCTTCAGGAAATTTTATTTGTAAGTGTGGGTTATCTTCTTTTAGTTTTTTAAACACAGACTTGTGTATCATCATAAGACCAGTAGGCCCTGATGTAATCTCAACAAAACCCTTATCAGTTATATCTATCTTGTCATAATTTTCAAAAGATACAGGATAAGATTCTTTCATTGATGCATCTTTTAATCTGTACGGCGTGCAACAAACATCATAGTTTGCGGCTAACATTCTAAATACAGAATCAGCTCCAAACTGCATATCAGCGTCTACAAACAATAAAAAGTCTTTATCAGAGTGTAAAAACCCTGCAGTTAATAGATTACGGCAATGCCCTACGTATGGACTCTTAGCCGTTCTAAATTCTGCTGGTATGTTATGCATAGTAAATTTATTAAATAAGTTTAACAAAGACAGACACGTTTCTACTTTCATTGTGTCATAACACGCCATTGCTACGAATACACTAGGTCTAGCCATTATAATTTATTTTTTAATTCTTTAATATATTCTTCGTCCTCTTCACCAATTAATTCTCCCTTTTTAATTTGATTTAACGGTGCAGAGTTATGTATGTTACCAGACACAGACACTCTAACAACATCAGACTTATAAGGTGATACCCAATGTTTTAACCATGCAGGAAAAATAAACATATCTCCTTCTTCAGGAAAATGAGACATGTAAGTAACACAATCTCTACCACCTTCACCATAAATAAACTGTATACCTCCAGGTCCAGCACTTTTACCTTTGTAAGCCGCATGTTCTTTTTTTAATTTTTCTGGTATTGAAAGATAGATTACAAAACTTAAACATCCATCATGGTCATGTGGAGGATTAAATTCATATTGTCTTTGAAAATTAATCCACATTGAAGACATAAAATATTCTGGTTTCTTATCATAAGCTTTGTTTCTAAACTGTTGAAACATTTGATCATATATACCTAAATATTGTGAAACAAATGGCAAAGCTTTATTTTTAGATTCATCTGAATAACCTAATTCTTTATCTAATTGTCCAGCTAAATTTTCTCTGTAGTCTTTTGTAGCTTCTTTTGCTTCTTCAAGAAGTAATTTTTTAAATTTTTCAGTTATCTTAAATCTAATTACGCAAGGCCCCCAGTTATATGTTTGCACTTGTAATTTATCCCCTGGTTTTATTCCTAACTCTTTCATTCTAAACTCATTGCCTCCTTATAAGTTTGTAAATCTACTACTTTACCATCCATAAGATAATCTGGTTCGTAGTGATCTATAACTTGTTCTATCTTGTGTAACTTTGTATGTGCATAAGGCCATAATAATGTACACACTTGATAACAATCTCTAAATGTACAACGCCATCTGTATTGCATCAAATACTTTGTACCATCTTTACGTAAACCTTTACGTGGTTTATTAGTTACGGTGCCGACTTTTAAAAGTTTATGCACCCAACGCACAACTTCTTCGTCAGTCATTGTAATCTCCATACTTATACGCATAGAGTTTGACATACGATAGCCAGGTTTATCTTTATGTTTTTTCTTTTTTTCTGGTCGTCTAGTAAAATTAATACTACCCTCACCATCAAACAAACCTGCAATGTATGCTATATCGCTTTGATTCATAAAACCCCCCTGGTTTCCGTGCACGTACTTGCAGGAGAGCAAAGGCTCCACACCTCCACCGGACTTGCGGCTTCATAGGTTGCCGTACAGGGAATAGCGCTAAGCGTTATATGGACGGAGGTCCTTTTCAATTCATTTTTTATCATATGTTAATATCCATCTTACAGTTGCTGTTGTAGGATCATACCCATCAAATTTACTAGTGCAACTTGTTAAAAGAATTGTCATTATAGTAATCGTCATCAATAAGATTATCATATTCATTAACTTCATAAAACTCTCCTTCTGAGTCACAGTCCCAACATTGATGAACTGTTTCTCCCCATTCTGTTTTTACTTTAAGATAACCATTTCCTCTACAGGTAGAACAAATGTGTTTTTTTACTCTATTTACTTTTAACTTTGCCATTTAGTTTTCTCACTTTCTCATTTGCAATCGATTCAATTGTCTTTGATATTGACAACTTTGCATCGGGCAATAATATCTTTGATAACTTATCTAAAATAGCATATGTTTCTTTTGTTAGAGAAACATTTTTATATTTACTCATGTCAGTCATGCGTGTTCCTTTCATAATTTAATAGCTATAATATAGGTGATATTATAGGATTGTCAATGAAAATTTTATTAACATTAATACTGTGTAGTTATACTGAGGCTACTTGCATGGCACCATATCAATGGCCTGAAACTTTTAATTCTACTTATGATTGTATGATGTTTGGTTACGAACAATCTCAAAATAAAATGAAAGAAATAGGTAGAGAGGATGCTAATAAACATCAAATTTATATTAAGTTTACTTGCACACCGAGTGAGACGATTTGACAATATGGCTAAATTATGTTATGGAGATTTTATCTTCTCACCATAACCTACTTCATTTTTTTCCTTATTAGTTAATGAGGTAGGTTTTTCTTGATTCCACATTAACAATAAAAAAACAGCAGGTGCTAGTAAAAAACTACTCGCACATATAGCCTTGAAAAGTTCCACGACCATCTTTTAAATACCATCCATTTTTAAGTGTATTTTTAAATTCTTTGTATTCTGCAATAGCTTCTCTATGATCATCGCCATACTGCAAGCATTCATGCACTGACATCTCTCTTGTTAAGTTGTATCTTTCTTGTATTAACGTTCCATCGAACAGAAGTATTAATATTATTAATGTTTTTGCCATGCCACTCCTTTACCTTTTGGTACCAAAGCTCTTTATATTTTATGTCCTTTGTTTTATTCCAAAGGATAGCTATGCTATCTAGTTCGTTTGTGTTTCTCATTTGTGCTTGTTCCATAATACAAAACACTCTTCAAACCAGGTGCAGTTATTTCAAGTGTAACACCATATGGCTTCCATGCTTGTTTGACAAGGTTTAATTCTAACAGTAAACTAGACCATTGTTTCTGTGATATGCCTTTTGGTTTTATAGTTATTATTTTTTCTTTCATTTAAATATTTTTTCTAAATTGATAATCAGATAATGGAGCAGAAGCATCATCAATAGGTGGTTTTAAATTAATAAATTTAATGTTACCTGCTGCTGTCACTCTTTCTACATTAGCATCGTAAGCATCAACTGAATGACGTAATTGAGCAGGAAACATTAATAAAACATTTTCTCTTGGAACAATTGATCTTGTTGAAACAGTATCCCAAGAATTTTCTCCAAAATAAAAATTCGTAAAACCTTTTGTTCCTTTGGTTTTATTATAATCAGTTAATTTAGTGTTTGTAATTTGTTCTGGAATTTTAACAAAAATAACATAAGATAAATGACAAGATTCATGAATATGAACAGGATTATATTCTCCCTTTTTCATAAAATTCATCCACATATTTTGAATTCGAAATGCAAAATTTTTATGTGTAACGTCATATCCATATTGTTTATAGCCGTCTATCCAAGCTAAAACATAATTGTTTAAATAATTTCTTACCCAAGAGTTTTTTTCTATATCTATTTTTACTTCTTTTTGTATTTGTCCAGCTAATGCCTCGCTATAATCATGTTTAGATTTTCTTCCTAATTTTAATATTTTTTTAACAAATAAAGGATCTAATTTAAATACTCCTAAGTAAGGACCAAGTGAAACATAGTTATGTTCTCTAAAAATTTTAAAATCTTCTTTCATATTTTTAATCTAGGATATTTAAGGATAGTTGTCAACCTTTCTTTAACCAACAAGAAATGTTATATCTTGTTCCGTGGTCCAAGTTTGTTACTCCATGCTTAAGATGTTGACCCTCAAAAAACAAAGCTCTTCCAGTCCCCGGCATAATAACTGTGCCATCTTCAAAATAAGTTTGACCCCCATCATAATTAGAGTTTAGATAAATTATACACGATAAAGTTGTTTCATCAGAAGTCTCATCAACATGTAAACGTTGACCAACACAAGGAGAGTACCATTTTACAGTTTCAATCCAATCTATAACTGAACCATTTATTTCAGTTGCTAAATTATTTATTCTATTCACTAACCAACCAGGACAATTTCCTATTGTGTTTTTTCCCCTATATTCATGATTCCAAGGATAATAAGAATTAAACTTTTCTATCGGGTTTTTTGCCTTATTTCTATAATAAGAAACACTTTCATACTGTCTTATTAACCACATACATTGTTCTGTATTTAAAAAGTTATCCTGTATAATTGTTTTCATTATCTTCCTTGACCACGATATTTTTTATAATTACGCTTTTCATCCTTTCTCATACGTTTTTTATGTCTACCTATTTTTGGTCTTGACCTTGTTACATAAGTGTTTACACCAAATTTACTTTTTTTCGCCATAACCAAAATATTCGTTAACTTTTGATTGTAATGTATTTTTAGATAACTGAGGTATGTAACTTATTTTTCCATTTACATGTTGTTCTAAATCTGCACCGCAAGTTATACATCTATAAAAACATCTGGTTATTCCCACCAACATTGTGTATTCATCACAAGTCGGACAAACACCATTAACTATTTCTGTGTGAAACTTTATGAAGTTTTTTTCTGTCATATGCTTTCTTATTCTTTATCACTTTTTTCTTAAAATGTCTAAGTTGTCGTGCCACAGGGTTACGTTTTTTATTAAGTTTTATCATTAATCTAATATTAATGAAAGAATTTTTTTCTCCCCCATGTACACTTCTATATTTGCTTTAGATTGAATACATTTATAGACAACTCTATCCTTAGTGCTTTTGTCCTTCATAGCGTAACGTTTAGCTTTAAGACATGAACTAAGAGTGTCGTGATAACGGTGTTCTATAATTTTGTGATCTTGCAATAGCAAAAGTGCAAATACCATTTCTATCATTTTTTCTCCTTATAGTTATCTAATGTAATAATATCAGGGTTTTCCTTCATATATTTTTCCTTTAATACAGTCCAATAACTTACTTTTGGATCAAAATCTCTACCGCTAAAAGAATTAGAAGGCATTACACCTAGTTGTATACACATGTTAATTAACTCAGCAAATGCAGGTGGCGGTGGATTAATTCTAGGCACTCTTTTACATTCTTTAACAAGTTCTAATTGTGTTTTTAATTTTTGTTTTAATCTTTGATCATTTGCAAATTGTTCATCACACACAGCGCCAATAGATTTTCTCCATCTAAACCCTAACACTTGTGTTTGGCTTTCATCATTTGTGCCAGTTTTATATTCATGCTGTCTAACTTCAGAGTATGCTTCCCAACTACCTTGGTCACATGAGTTTGTGCCATCGTTTAGGTATT